CGGTATGCTAAACGCCGCCTTTCATCGTGCCGCCTTGGGTGACTCCCAGCTTTGCAGTTTTAAGCAGCGCTGTGCATTCCAGTTCTGGCGAGTCAAACAGGATTTTTACCGACTCTTTGATGGTTGCCGTTTGTATGCCGTTTGCGGTCAGCGCGCCGGTTTACGGCTCGTACTCGATCACCGCGCCGTCAGGAAATGACCAGTGGAGCGCATCAGCCGAGGCTGACGGAGCCGGGTTGTCATCGGAGAAAATACCCGGCAGTACAAAGCCGGTATCAAGTTCGCCGCCGAGGCGAAGAACAAGCACCTGCTCACCCACTGACGGCGCATTCCAGGAGCGGGTTTTACCCGCGCGGGCGCTCAGCCAGTGCAGCCAGCCAGTCGTATTTTTTCCTGTATCGACGGGGCATAACTCGCCGTCGAGATTGACGGCCGAAACGGTTGCTATGCGGATCAGGTTGCGCAGCAGGCGCTGAATTTCGGAAATTTGATCGAATGAGTTCATGTGAGTAGGATGAAACTGTTTGCAAACAATGACTACCCAACGCTGTTTGTTTAGCAATGAGCGTACATTTTTTTAAATTCAATAAGAGATATGGGATAACAGCATATGGAAACGAAGCCAAACCCTTCCAGTTTCAATAAAAATCAAAAGATAGAACTTGCTTTCAATTTTTTTTCAGAGAAAAAACTTTCCAAGCAATACTTCACAGTAGATGAGATCGCTAACAAAACCGGTTGGGGTCAAAGTACCGTTAAAACTTACCTATCAAAAAAATGGTCAACATTTATAATAAAAGAAAATAATGAATTATTCGTCTCTCCAAAGTTTGATTCTTTTAATTTGTCGTCTTTTATTAAACATCATAGCCAGAATGAAAATACACCCAAGACTTTTTATGAAAGCATTTTAGAAAAGTCAATTTCCGCATGCATTACAGCAATTGAGGTTTATAACAAACCAGATTTTAAATTCAGAGAAGAGAGCTTTTCAATCCTGATGATAAACGCGTGGGAGTTACTACTAAAGGCGAAGATTCTATCACTAAATGGAGATGATAAAAGTTCAATTTACTTGAAGTCTAAGGGGTCGGTTGAAGTATCTGAGTCAGGTTCACCTAAAACTATAAGCATATCCAAAGCAATAAATGTTTTATCAGCTAATGGATGCCTTAAAGAGATTGTTGAAGACAATATTAAGTTATTAATTGAAATTCGCGACCATTCAGTTCATTTCATCCATGAAGATATGTCACTTAGCACAAAAATACAATGTATAGGAACAGCATCTTTAAAAAACTATATGACATTATCTATTGATTGGTTTGATTATGACTTTAGAAAGTATAATTTTTTCCTAATGCCAGTCTCTCTTTACCATCTTAGTGATATTGAGAGTTTTAGCGTGTTAAATCACTCGGCTGATAATCTGAAATCCTATTTGGAGAAAATGGAAGAGTCTCACAAGGATGATGCAGATCCAAACTTTAGCATTTCTTTGCGCCTCTCAACTAAATTGATAAAAACATCATCAGATGAAGCCATCGAATTTATGATGACTAATGATTCTAAAGCTACACCAATAACCTTCACAGAAGAGGATATGTTGAAAAGATATCCTCTCACATATGATGTACTTACTCAAAAATTAAGTTCAAGATATAGTGATTTCTTAAGGAATGCAAAATTCCATGAATTGCACCGGCAAATAAAAAACTCAGGTGAAAAATACTGCCGAGAAAGAAGGTTAGAACCCTCAAATCCAAATAGTATTTTTAAGTTTTTCTATAGTGAATCCGTACTGAATTTTATGGATGCACATTATACAAGAAAGTGAAGGTTCATATTGAAAGAAACTCCATGAGGCAGTTAATTATTGCCTCATAATCATCATTTTTAAGACCTAGTAACAGCCGCGATTCATACTGTACCCCTTTACCTTTACACGATGGCCGGACGCGCTGCCCGTAATGCACACGGGCCATGCGCTGCACGTTACCCGCAAACTCGATCAAAGCCTCATTCGGGCTGGCCTGCGTCTTCATGTATTTAGCCGTGCGCAGCTTTGCAAACATCTCGCGCTTTATCCGGCCCTTTTTGCTGCGCACCGGCTGCGTTTTGCGGGGCTTAAAGGGCGTGCCGTCAGGAGCCTGCTGGCACTTGATGTTCTGCTGCTGATTCGCGCGCATCTTGCGGCCAATGTTACGCGCTATTTGTTTACGTGCCGGGGCTGACAGGCTGCTGATAAGCGCCTCCAGAGATCATTTATCGGCTGCAGGTCGCTCATGACTGCCACTCGCTTACCAGCTCACCGTGAACATAGAGCTGCACCGGCCGCGCGTGACTCACAGGCAGCGGATTCTTGCCGACGTGTGTTACATGCATCGCGCTGTCTGCCTGCTTCACGATCACGCGCTCGCACAGCTGCAGCTCAATACTGATAAGGCAAACGCACCTCAGCAGCACGCCGAGGCGTTTACCTTTGGCGATCCGATGCTGGTCATGGATAAATGCGACATTCTGGATTACGCCGAGTGCATCGATAACGGGCGCTGGTTTGAGCCGCCGGTCAGCTTTAGCGGGCTGGCTAAGAGCCTGCGCTCGGCTGTACATCACAGCTCGCCGATTTACGTAAAGCGCAACATTCTGGCCTCAACGTTCATTCCGCACCCGATGATGAGTCAGCAGGAGTTCAGCAAGTTTGCGCTGGATTATCTGGTCTTCGGTAACGCCTTTGCCGAGCTGCGCCGCAATGGCCTGGGTAAGCCGCTGCGCCTTGAAACCACCCCGGCAAAATTCACCCGCAGAGGCGTTAAGGATGGCGTTTACTGGTTTGTGAATGACTGGAAAGAGCCGCACGAATTTTCGGCCGGCAGCGTGTTTCACCTGCTGGAGCCGGATATTAATCAGGAGCTGTACGGCCTGCCGGAATACCTTAGCGCGCTTAACTCCGCTTGGCTGAATGAGGCGGCGACGCTGTTCCGCCGCAAGTATTACCAGAATGGTGCGCACGCCGGTTATATCCTTAACATGACCGATGCGGCGCAGAGCAGCAGCGACGTTGACCGGATGCGCCAGGCGATGCGTGACACGAAAGGGCTGGGTAACTTCCGCAACCTGTTTATGTACGCGCCGAACGGTAAACCGGACGGGATTAAGATTCTGCCACTCAGTGAAGTGGTGACGAAAGACGATTTCTTTAACATCAAGAAGGCCAGCCGCGACGACCTGTTAAGCGCCCACCGCGTACCGCCGCAGATGATGGGGATTATCCCGGATAACTCCGGCGGGTTTGGAGACGCAGTGAAAGCGTCTCAAGTGTTTGTGAGGAATGAGCTAACACCTCTTCAAGAAAGGATGAAAGAGATGAACAACTGGATTGGTAAAGACGTTATAGACTTTATACCTTATGAGCTAGTATAAAATGTTAAGTTAGATATATTACGCAGCTCAAGTATGGGCTGCGTAATCAATTAATAATCGACCCGATCTATAAGCACTTTTCCTCTCCACCCTCCCAAGTATACAGACCCATAATCTTCCCAAGATTCAATATTCACCGCAATATCTTCCTGAATAAAAGGGGTAATAATTTCAATGTTTTTCTTTATCATTTTAATGTTTTCAAAATCAATATCGCACCTATCAGAAAAATGGTTAACCAAATTATCTATTCTATCAAGCGGATCTGGATGGGTCTTAATTCTATTGAAGGATGGTGCTATCTGGTCATTAACATTTCTAAGCAGTTCTAAATAAGAAAAGAAGAATGCAGCTGATGTTATCATCTTATGCATCGAGGCAGGTGAAATGCATTGCCTTTCAATCGCATCTATATCAGCGTCAAATTCTTCCTGTTGTTCATGAGTGTAGTACTTAGGAATTTTATTTCCCACACCCTCCAGAATATTATGCGCTACATCATCTATTAGGTTAGGAACACCCATATGTCCTAAAAAATAATGTGAATACTCATGAGCAACAATAAAAAGCAATTGTTGATCAACATAATCTAAAGTTTGTGAGTGAACCGCATCAGGAATTTCTCCCCTCGGGTCGATATCAAAATCTAAAGCTTCTGACTTAAGCATAATTCTCAAGCCTATTTTAAGCGCAGCATATCTTACATCGTATGGTATATCATAATCTTCATAACTAGCAAATGACAAGGTCATGAAATATAAGAAGTATTTAAGAGACTCTGAAATCGTAATTATGTTTCCATACTTGGTTTTTATTATCCTACCATTGGGGTCATTGCAAAATACCAGCCCAGCCGGAATGTGTTTAACTAACTCAGCATCATCAAAGGAAATCCTTGACAAATAATCATCAAACACATTACTTTCAAAGCTATCGCTAAAATTCCATTCATTGCCGGCCTTCCTCATTCTGGCAAGAAAGACTCTGAATATCCTCACTTGTTCAACTGTAACATTTGCCCTAAGTTTTAGCAGATAATCACTTTCGTTTTTAGGGTTTTCAATTCTATCTATTTCATCTTTATTACATAACGACATGTAAAACGACAAGTCATAAGTTTCCAAATCCATAATTATCTCCATAAATTCTTATTATGCCTAAAAAACTTGGCCAAAATGTATGTCATAACTTAAATATTAAGCAATTAAAAAAGCATACACAGCATGATTTTACACCTTAGCACGAATTACTTTTCCCGCCACGCCCAAAGGTTAATGCATTTCTTTCTATGCATGTACCACGTAAGTGCTCCCGAACTTGTCATGTAGTTTTTTCTGTCGCATCCATGATTTACCTTCTAACTTCCTTGTCCCTTACGCATACATGTTTGTACCCCTCGCGCGCAATGCTATCCCCGCCACGCCTGCCCGCTTTATGCATCGCTTTTCATGCAGGTGCATGTGTTACCTCTGAACGCGCCAGCACCGGCCTCGCACACGCTTAGCGATCCAATTTGGATCATGCGGATTCATGCAAGCATATGCACTTTGATGCAGAAGCAAAAAGCCACCTGAAAGGTGGCTAATGAACGGTAGGGAAGGGGCAATTAATCATTCAGCCTGGCGGTATATGGCAGCTTCGAAAACAGATGTGTCGATTGTCCCTGCCAGGTCGCTGATCATCGACAATGCCATTTTTAATTCATCTTCTTTGCAGTGTGCGATCAGTGATAGGTCAGCAATGAACTGGATGCGTGCAACCGTCTCGCTTAGATTATCTATGTCCATCAAATGATTAACTCCTTCTGGTAAAAATATACTGTATGTATAAACAGTATCATGACGTTTTGGAATCGTAAAGAATCGCACGGCTCAGATTAGTCCGGCTGCCGATTTATTAATCAGGCAGCTGGATGCCTCTTTTCCTCACTAATGCATTGAAGCGCTTTAAGGGAGTGGGAATTTTGCGCCGTCTTTGGAAAAGGCAACCGCTTGTACCGCTCCAGTAAGAAAGCTCCCCAACCTTGATGGTATGGCCCTTCATCATGCGGACAGCTTCACCTTCGGACAGTGCAAGCCTGGAGATTTCAAAGAAACTCTTTTTCAAAGCCTCCCGTTCTTTGTACTGACTCAGTTCAGAGTGATATTTGCCCGGATCAGGTTGCTCCTGCGCTGGCTTTTCTCTTAATCGCTTAAAAATCCTTCCACGCTCGGCCCGAGTAGGGGGGCTTTGTGAAATCGACAGAGGCTTCAGAGCCTGTTGGCTCCGTAAAGTTATTGACAGAACTCCGAGAGGACGCGAACGCGTCCTGAAATTCAAAACCCAAATCAACGGCACGCGTTCCGCCCTTGTCCTCTGGAAGTTGCCGCAACAAACTGAAGAGATTAACGCCTGTGTTTGCAGGCGTTAATTATTTGCCCAACCAGCGTCCGGCCTGTGCAGACTCAATTAACAGACGAATAGTCAGCGGATCGTGCGGCGCGGTGAAATCTTCCGGGAAATATTCGGCAAACGTGATAGTGCCGGGATTAATGCCAAATGTTTCAGCATACCGATCTAGCAATTCATACGCGTCAAGAGGATCCATGCTAAAGTCATTGCTCAGATCGGTATCCAGTTCAAGCTTATAGCGTCTGAACGTAAACAAACTTCTGCCGTTATAATCTTCAACAAGCGCAAATACAGCCTTCTCTATATCCTCACTTACCATATCTTGTCTTCCTTATGAGCAATAAGATTATATTTACCGTAGTTTTCCAGCCAATTTCTGCCACATCAGCGGCTATAATTACCCAGCCTAAAACCGGGATTGTACGACCGACGAACGTCCCCAGCTTGTGAGTCATTAACATTTTAGTTTGAAGAGTGTTTTTAGGGTTCTGTATCCACGTGGGTAATCTGAATGGAAGACGGTAACCCCGTAACAGCTTTCGAGAATAGATCGAAGCATAAGAGGTGCCTTTACATGCTCCGTTTAGCTTACCTGATACGACGGAGCCCACTTCCCGCTCGGCATTAATCGTATATGCCCATTCTGCACATAAGTTTTTTGCCCAGTTAATTATTCGCTGTAGTTTGTTAAGTCTCTGGCGGATATTCATGCGGTTTATGACAGAAAGCGGACTGGTTCCTTTGGGCGCTCAGATCGTATCTGATGTTATTCTTTTCAGATTAGCCGACGCATTCATAATCGTGTACTCCTGCTATTGCTGGCTATAAAAGCTAATGCCAGACTTCAGTTTTTTAAGAGCGCGTTCCTGGCTGATAAATCTTTTTAACAGCTAATATCGTGATTACAGCCAAAGCGATGGAGAAAAGGGCTAAAAACAAAATCAGCGAGAGTAAGGGGTTGAGTATTCCCCCTAAACTTGTGAAATCGCTAATCCTTGCGAGCTGGTGAGGTGTTGATACCCGAAGGATGATCTCCGGAATAATTAGCACAAACATAATAACCACAAAGACATAAATCAATAATTTTTTTGCTTTTTTCATATTCATTCTTGCCCTTGATAGTGAACATGATCAAAAATCAGTTAAATGATACAGCATGGAGCTACAGGATGTCACAAACCTATTTGCAATTGAAGATGCAGGCTAACAAGCAACTAGCGATCGCGTTAACGAGATCACTTAATGACATCCATGCCGATCATATGTCGACAATTGAAAAATTAAAGTTGGGCGGACAAAGACTTATAAACTATGGATCATGTGTTGTCCCTGACTCATATTATCGCAGTTCGTGCCGTGACACATGGAAAGAGGACAAAAGGTTAGTTCTCGCTTTGGGTGAGATATATGCAAGAAATGATGTCAGTCTTGATATGGTTGAAATTTATTTTCGTAAAACTTTAACAAAACTCGGGCCTCAAAAAAGTAGTGATCTTGTGTCTCGGATCCAGCAATTGATCGGCAAAGCAGCAGAACATGCTTCAACCAAAGCTAACAAGCTTTCCCTGTCACTGACTCTCGCTAATTTAATTCTTGAAAGTGGCGATTTCAAAAAAAAACATATCCAAATCGTTAACTCCTTCTCTACATGGTTTGTGAATGGGGCTACGCTGTATGCTAATGCACAAATTGCCGCAGCTGCAGCTAACAGGCTGAAGTTTCAGGATCCTTCTTACTATCATTCCTTGTGTCAGGAAAATATCGAAATGCTTTACTTTCTGATTGAGCCTCAAATGAGCCAGATAATTTATCAGATAAATTCAGGGGATAATAATGAAGAAAAAATCGCAGATGCTTTATATGAGATATTGAATAAATGAAGCGTGTACTTTTATGGCTAGTACAGTCTTTTTTCTATTTAATACCTTTTGCTGTCATTATGGCAGGTTTGTACATTTTTATCCGGTTTATTCCAGAGCATGCAGGGCTTCTTAGCATATCATGGGTAGCTATCGTTTCTTATGTGTATATTAAATACAATAGATGGTATTAGCTCGATCCGGAAATATTTAAATGTTCTATTCAAATCATTAGCGATTAAAGTGAGAGAAGAGTAACACCCTTAAAAGGAGACCTGGTTTATATGTAGTGATTATATCAACTTGTCGTCACTGATTGAGGCTAAGAAAGCATATCCGTTTATCTGACTAACGATCAGTGGCGTGCTCAAAAATCAATCACTGCTCCACTATTTTTGTCATTATCTTAGGTCCAGT